TCAGCCGGCAGAGAGGCCAATTCGCCGCCTCTGGTCGTCCCAAAGCGTAGGAGGATCGACGGCCAGATCGAACAGCTTGGTCTCCGGCGGCAGCTTGTCCTCCAGAATGGCCTCGACGATGTCCGGCGCCAGTACGGTCAGATTGACCATGCGACTGACGTAACTGTTGTCGACGCCGACCTGCTTGGCAATGTCCGACAACGAAGCCGCCTTTCCCGTTTCCAGCCACGACAACCATTGATGCCCCCTGGCCAGCGCGAGCTGCAACGGCGTCGGCTTGTCATCCCAGGGCCGCGGTTGCTGGGGACTGTTCCCAGGTAGGGCCACCAGCTTGCGGCCACTGCGCTTCCTGATCTCGATGGGCACCGAGATCGTGATACTGCCGTCACTGGCTGGAACAACCTCGGATGCGCTAGTGACGATGGTCTTACCCGTGTACTTGCCGCCGTGTCGTGAAGTCATGCCACCTCCTCCTGCTCCTCGTCGGCCCGGCTCAACTCACGGGTCAGCGAGTCGATGCCCGTTGGACGCAGCCTGACCTCCATGCCCGTGCACGAAATCACGATCTTCTCGATCAGCAACTTCACGATGCGCGTCTGTTCGGCGGGAAACAGGTTGTCCCAGATCTGGTCGAGTTTCAGCATGGCCACCGATATCTGGGCCTCGTCGAGCATCGGATCCATTGCCATTGCGTGGCCGATCACATCGGCGAGCATCTCGGGGGAACGCAGCACCGTCCGCAACTGCTCGACCACGGCGGCCTCGATGTCGCCCGCCGGCAAGCGAGGCACCGGCGCCGCCTCAGCACCTTCCTTGTTGGCGCGGGTGCTGTAGTAGTAGCGATAGACGCGCCCCCTCTTGCGCATTGCGAAGGGCGTCATCGCCCTGCCGTCCGGCGTCACGATCAAACCCTTGAGCAGGAATGGGACGCGGGCACGGGTGTTGTTGGCCCGGGTGCGTCCGTTGACGGCGAGGATGGCGTGGACATCGTCCCAAAGCTTCTGGTGCACGATGGCGGGCTGGGCGCCGGGATACCAGCTGCCCTTGTGGCTCATCTCGCCGAGGTAGTGGCGATTGTTGAACATCTTGTAGATGCCACTCTTGTCAAGCGGCCTACCCTCGCGGTGCCGGCCGTCCTGGGTGACCCACGATTTCGACGTGACAGCTTCTAGTTTCAATTCGCGGACAAGCGCCGTCGTGGAACCCAGATCCACGAACCGCTGGAAGACGCGCCGCACCAGCGCCGCCTCCTGCTCGTTCACCACCAGTTTCTTGTCGACCACGTCATAGCCCAGGGCTGGCACGCCGCCGACCCATAGACCCTTGCGCTTGCTCGCAGCGATCTTGTCGCGGATGCGCTCGCCGGTGACCTCGCGCTCGAACTGCGCAAAGGAAAGGAGCACGTTGAGCATCAGCCGCCCCATCGAGGTCGTGGTGCTGAACTGCTGTGTCACCGAGACGAACGACACACGGTGGCGCTCGAAAATCTCGACCAGCCGCGCGAAGTCAGCGAGGCTGCGCGTCAGGCGGTCGATCTTGTAGACCACGACCACATCGACCTTCCCGGCCTCGATGTCGGCCAGCAGATGCCTGAGGCCTGGACGCTCCATGTTGCCGCCCGAGAAAGCCGGATCGTCGTAGTCGTCGGCGACCGGGATCCACCCCTCATGCCGCTGACTGGCGATATAGGCTTGGCCCGAATCACGCTGCGCGGCAATCGAGTTGTATTCTTGGTCGAGCCCCTCTTCGCTGGATTTTCGGGTGTAAACCGCACAGCGCAGGCGGCGCTTGATGGCCTCGTTCATCGACGGCCTCCACTTTTCATCGGTCGTGGCGGCGCCCAGCGCCGCAGACCAAAGAACAGAGGCCCTGACCATTGCGTGCCGGTGATCTCGCGCGCAACCCGGGACAGGCTGCCGAACACGCGGCCTCGATATTCGTACTGGCCATCCGTCGTCACGGTCACGCGGTGTTCGACGCCGCAGTAGTCACGGGTCAGCACCGTTCCCGGCACCGGCACGTAGTCGGTCTCGCGCTTCATCAACCGGCCCTTCTCAATCAGGTAGTGGATACGCCGCCGATTGCGTTCCAGTAGAGCTAGATCGTGCTTGCGGTATTCCCGCTCCTGCAGGCCGTGCGCGATGCGCCGCTCCAGGAAGCTGCGAATGTGATGTGGCGGATCGCTGTCGAACAGCTTGCGCCAGAGTTGGCGCAACTCGTGGATTGGCAACTGCGGCAAACCGGCGATCTGCGTCAGCACCGTGGCCGGAATGGATGGTGAATCCTGCACTTCGCTCATGAACCCTCCTGCGTGATATCGGGGTTCACATGAACGCTCTGGTCGGGCATAAAGCCAAGTGAATAACTCGCCTCTCGGGCCACGTTGGCCACACGCAACCTCATCAGTCCCCGTGCGATCAGCAGCGCAACCTCCATGCGCCGCTCCTCCGCGGTCATCCGATGTGCCGGCTTTTGCGATACCTCTTCCACGAGCAATCTCCGATGACAAAACGCACCAGAAAGATTGTCTGCGTGCGCCTCACCTGGGGACATCCCCAAGTTGCGCGTATTCAGGCGTAAACGAGCGGCGTTGCGCGAGTTGCGCGTGCGCAGATCAGCGCTTGCCGGGACAAACGTCGCTGCGCATCACCTGGTCCACCGGCGCAAGCAATTCGTCGTCTTCCTCGTCGCGGATGAATCGTGGTTCGGCATCGGGCATGAGCAGCAGGGTCAGCGTGAAGTCGTAGTTGTCCGAGACGAAGCTCAGTTCACTCAAGGGCATGTGCTCAGGCTCGCGCGGGAACCAAACGCGCGCCGGCTGCTTGCCTTCCTGGCGCGTGGCATTGCGGTTGGCCGCATGCGACACCGACTGCTGCGGCACGAGGTATCTGCGCTTGGTCGTGGCGAAGCACGCGCCGGAACGGTATGCCCGCTCATTCGAGCGCGCCCAGACGACTCGATCATCGCGCGAGGCGACCAGCACCGCTCGATTCGGCGAGCACTCCAGCCACTTGAGCGCCGCGGCGGTGAGCGAGACGCCATAACGGTCTGCGCAGTGGCCGAGCAAATCGAAGGAAATGCTGTGGCCGTTCACCTGTGCGCGAAAATCATCAAGCGGCATCAGTAGGTACGAAGCGAAGGTGTCGGCCTCGCCTTCTATCTGCTTTTCCAGCGTGTCCCAGTCCACCATGTCCTGCTGGCTACACTCGAACAGCGTCTGCAGCTGCCGGTGCAGCATGTAGTGACCGAACTCGTGGGCCAGCGTGAAGCGGATGCGGCCGGGGGACGAACCTGAGTTGTTATAGACGATGGCCCACTTCGTCCCGTCCTTTGACTGCTTGAGCATTCCTTCCAAGCCTGGCAGGTCGTCGCCCATCACCTTGGTGATCGGCGACGTGGGGCACTGCGCGCGTGAAATCTCCAGCGCAACTTTCTCAACGTCCAGAGGAAACCGCTCGTTGGCGGCCAGCGTCAGGTTCAGGACCCGTGACAGGTCATTGGCCTTTCGACGCGGAGCCGGCCGTTCAATCACTCCTCGTTCTCCCAGGCGTCGAGGATCTTGCGCAGCTTATTCTTGGTCGGGGCATCCATCTGCTGGTACTTGCGGAAGAACGCCTTGTCCTTCACGTCCTCGTCGGGCGTGAGCGCGCTCTGATCCATTAGGTACTCGGTGGTCACCTCCAGCGCGGCGGCGATCTTGGCGACTTTGTCCGCCGAGGGTTTGGGGTTGTCCTTCTTTTCGATATCCCAGAGGTAGCTTTTGCTGGAATCGGTCTTGAGGGCGAGATCGTCCAGGCTCATGCCGAGTGCTTCTCTGCGTGCCCGAATCTTGTCGCCGAGGGGTGATGGCATAGGTGCTCAATGATCGGGAATGGTCGAAAATAGTAACTGAATACCGAACAAACTCATACCTGCTTGACGTTAAGCAGCATCGCCTTCAGAATTCCGTTCGTTATACCGAACAACTCCGTATGGAGATCAAGAATTGGCGGTCAACCGGTAGGCCGCAGCGAGAAATCTGGAGGTAGCGACGCCATGCTCGACGCAGAAAACCTGAACAAGTTAATCAGCCACCTGCCCCCGCCACTGGCGCGCAGCCTCCTGATCGAGCGGTTCAAGCTCGAAATTCCCGCGCTCGACGACAACGCGCACAAGCAAGTTCAGCGCGAGATGATCTTCCAGATCCTCACCGCGCTACCCCTCGACGACCGCCAGGCCATCGAGCGCGACGCCGAGCGCATTCTCCAGCTCACCGACACTGTCGGCCGCGACGTAGTCGCCGGACACAGCGCCGCACTGAACCAGGCTGAGAAGGACCAATTCTCGGTTCTGCCGAATCAGTTCGAGCGTGCGGTCTGGTTGTTCATGCACGCTGCCGGCGTATTCGAACAGGCGCTCCAATCCCGGCTTGCCGACCTGCTGCACCAGAGCCGAACGTTCTACACCGGCTTCGTTGCCCCCAAGTCTCTGGAGCTCAAGGGCGACGCCGACGCGTTGGCCACCTTCCATGCGCATGTCGCCGAGCTTCTGTCATGCAAGCCGGAGTTTGTCGCCGTCAAAGTCTTTCAGCGTGTTCGCTCGCTCGGCACCCAGGACCAGGAGGTCGTGCTCTACCAGATCAGCATCCACTACAACCTGCCGCCCGAGCTCGAGGAGTGCGTCGAGAACAGCGACGTCATCACCCGCGAGCACGTCCGCGCCATCAACGCCCACATCACCTACGAGCCCGCCAACGGATCCATCGAAGTGCTGTCGCGCAATCCGCAGTGGCGCGATTCGCTGGCGCGGTTGGCGGCCGACCACCTGCTGCAGTCGCCCATCACCGGAGAGCGCATCCCTATCAAGCGCTACGACTATCAGAGCCTGGCGACGCCGCGGTCGTTCGACATCGCGGGCGAGCCAGTCGACTGGGTGAAGGTCACGCTGCTGCAGGTCGGCAATCGGACCGGGCTGACCGTCACCAGCGACGTCAAGGAAATCCAGGACATCTACCAGATCGCCAAGACCAAGACGCACAACCCGAACTTCGACTTCGGCCTCGACTGGCTGACGGCGGCGCAGATCACGATCCGCCTGCGCAAGGTCGGCCACGAGCGCGCTCACAATGTCGTCATCGCCTTCCGCGGCGCGAACGCCTGCAACAACAAGGCCAAACGCGAACCCGACCGTGCGCTCTGCGACCGGCTGCTTGAGCGCTGGGGACTCGTCCATGCGGTGAACGATGTCCACCCTACGCACGCGCTCGCTGCTTGATCTGATCCCGGTCTTCGACCAGGGTCGATGCGAGGTTCTCGGCTTCGACGGCGTCCGCCTGCGTGGTGTGCCTGCGTGGCAACTCGCCGACCGGCTTTCGCATAGCGACACCGATCACCGCGACTGGCTCGCTACCGCCGGCATAGCGAGCTACTTCCCCGCCGACGCTGGCGACCAATATGCATCGGTCGATCTGGAGCCCACTGACGATCCCGACATCTATAGCTATCGTTGTCCGGCGACTTTCGAACTCGTCACCATCCGCGCGACCAAGGCGGCCGTAGTGATGGTTCCCGAGCAACGCTTCCTGAATCTGATCGCCGACCTCCTCAACATTCCCAGCGCGCTGCGCAGTGACATTTCCAAACCGCTGCACGACGGCACGCTGTGGCGCCTGGGCAAGGCTCGCATTGATCAGGCTCATCTCGAATGCTGGCTCGCCCGCGATGTCGCGACTTCCCTGCAGCAGGTCGTCGAGCATTTTCGCGATCCCACGCTGCCCGACCAAGGCATCGTGCTGCTCACAGGGCGCGCGCTTCCGCCGCTGATCCAGGCGCCGCGCAACTACCGCTTTGTGCTGCTTTCTGACGCTCTGCGCCAGGATTCCGAAACACCGCTGTTGGATTTCGATCTCCTGCGCAGACTTATTGCGACACCGCATGGGGCGTCGCTCAAGCCAGCGCTGGCGGTGGAACTGAATGACATTACCCGCACGTTGAAAATCCGCAGCATCAACGAACCCTGGCAAATCACGGGAAACGATCACTGGGCGGCCGTGAAGTACATGCACGACCAGTTCCTCGCTGGTCGCATGCGACTGAAGCCCGGCGAAGTGCTCAATGCCGTGTTCAAGGGCCGCGCGCAGGGACGGTCGAAGACCTTGGCGAGCCTGTTCAAGGGCAACCGCCACTGGAAAACCTATCTGCATCAGCCTGAGAAGGGCGAGGTCTGCTTCGCCGGGCTCTGACGTTTCAATCTTTAATCATCGTCACGACGACCGCCTTCGGGCGGTTTTTCGTTTCTACGGCTCGCTATGCCCGCGACTGCGCACTCCCTACATGTGCCCCTACATGCCGGTTGCAGACGCCCCTACATCGTGGTTTTGAGAATTGCTCACCCCGAAACAACCACGGAGTGAGCAAATGGAAGAGCAGCATCTCGACGAGCAACAGCTCGGCCAACGCTGGCACCGCAGCGGCTCGACGCTGCGCCGCTGGCGCAATCAGGGCATTGGCCCCATCTACCTGAAGGTCGGCGGCAAGGCTCTCTATCGCCTTTCCGACGTCGAGGCCTACGAGGCCAATTGCCTGCGCAAGGGCACGAGCGAGCGGCTCACCCAAGGAGGTACGGCATGAGCCGACTCACTCCCGAAGCACTGCTCGACATGCCGGTGGGCCAGTTGTCCGAGCGCGCCGCCACCGAACTGTTCGACCTGAAGCTGCTGGCGGGCGACCTCACCGCTCTGGCCAAGGCCGTCAGCGATCACCTCGACCGCGCCCTGGAGCTGCGCTTCGCCGACAAGGCGCAGGCACTGCGCCGCACCCAGGGCAAGGACTTCGGCGTCACCCATTTCGACGACGACGGCGTCCGCGTCACTGCGGATTTGCCCAAGCGCGTCGAGTGGGATCAGGCGCAACTCGCAGAGATCGCTGCCCGCATCCGCGAGAGCGGTGACGACCCGGCCCAGTACATCGAGACCGTCTACCGCGTCTCCGAGACCAAGTACGGCGCCTGGCCCGACTCGATCCGCAGCGCGTTCGCCCCAGCCAGGACCGTCAAGCCCGGCAAGTCCGGATTTCGTCTCGCCCTCACCGCACAGGAGTAGTCGTCATGTTCAAAACCAAGATCAAGCCTGTTCTCCAGCCCAAGCCGCTGCTGGATCGTCTGCGCGAGCTGCCGCAGATCTTTTCGAAGGATTTGCCCGCCAACATCCGAATCCCGGCGTTGCCGGGTCAGTGCAACGATGAAGTGCTGCGCCCACTGCTGGATGCCAGCCTCGATGACGTAGCCTTCGGCATCCAGGCACTGGAGCAGGAATCCAGCACCCTGTTCCGCCGCATCCAGGCCCTGCGCGATCTCTACGCCCTGGCGCGCAAGCGCGGAGCGCTGGGCTCAACCAGCGTCGGCCAGGCTTTTGCAGACATCGGCAAGCGGGAGCGCGTGTGATGACGCTCCCCATCGTTTCCGCCGACGAGCGCCTGCGCGAGCGGCGTGCCGCCAAAATCGTGTTGCAGGGCATTGCCGGCGTCGGCAAGACCACGCAGCTCAAGAAGCTGTCCGAGCAGCGCACGCTGTTCGTGGATCTGGAGTCCGGCGATCTCGCTGTCCAGGACTGGCGCGGCGACACGCTGCGGCCGCAGTCCTGGCCAGAGTTCCGGGATCTGGTGGTGTTCCTCGCCGGACCGAACCCGGTTGCCCACGCCGACCAGCCGTTCTCGGCCGCGCACTACGCCCACGTCTGCGATCGCTACGGTGATCCGGCACAGCTCGCGAAGTACGACACGTACTTCGTGGACAGCCTCACGGTTCTCTCGCGCTTGTGCCTGGCCTGGTGCAAGGCCCAGCCCGCGGCTCTCTCGGAGAAGACCGGCAAGCCGGATACGCGCGGCGCCTACGGTCTGCTCGGCACCGAGATGATCTCGGCACTGACGCACCTTCAGCACGCCCGCGACAAGCACGTCGTCTACGTCGCGATCCTAGAGGAGCGCACCGACGACTTCGGTCGCAAGGTCTACACGGCCCAGCTCGAGGGCAGCAAGACCGGCCTGGAGCTGCCCGGCATCGTCGATGAGGTCGTGACGCTGGCGATCCTCAAGGCCGACGACGGCTCGCTGTTCCGCGGCTTCGTCTGCCGTCCCGACAACCCATGGGGCCTGCCCGCCAAGGATCGCTCCGGCCGACTGCAGATGGTCGAGGAACCCGATCTCGGCCGCCTGATCCGCGCGATCACCGCCGCGCAGGCAATCACCCACGACACCCCTTCCATTCCCGATTCACAAGGAGCCTGAACCATGTCCACCTGGAACGATTTCAACGATGCACCCGCGCAGTCTGAATACGACCTGATCCCGAAAGGCACGCTGGCCAAGGTGCGGATGACGATTAAGCCCGGCGCCTTCGACGACCCGTCGCGCGGCTGGACCGGCGGTTACGCCACCCGCAACGGCGAAACCGGCAGTGTCTACCTGTCGGCGGAGTTCGTGATCGTCGAAGGGCCCTACGCGCGCCGCAAGGTCTGGAGCCTGATCGGCCTGCACAGCCCCAAGAGCGATGAATGGGCCAACATGGGCCGCGCCTTCGTCCGTGCGCTGCTCAACTCGGCGCGCGGCCTGAGCTCGAAGGACGACTCGCCCGCGGCCCAGAACGCGCGTCGCATCAAGGGATTCGCCGATCTCGACGGCATCGAGTTCGCTGCAAAGATCGACGTTGAGAAAGATCAGCGCGGCGATCTCAAGAACGTCATCAAGACCGCTCTCCAGCCTGACAACAAAGAGTACGCCGCGCTGATGGGCGCGCCTCGCGCCGCGCAGGCGGCGACCGGCACCACCGAAGCCACGGCTACTGCCTATGCACAGGCGACCGGACGCGCGGCTACGCCCGCCCGCCCGACCTGGGCGCAGTAAACGGAGCGCCTTTCCATGATGCTCCGTCCCCGCCAGGCCCAGATGGTCGAGCGCTCGCTCGCTGCGCTGCATGAACACGGCAACACCCTCGGCGTCGCGCCCACCGGCGCCGGCAAGACGATCATCCTGTCGGCGGTCGGCGGGCGTCTACTGATCGACCGCGACGCGAAGATCTGTGTTCTGCAACACCGCGACGAGCTCACTGCTCAGAACCGCAGCAAGTTCGAGCGGGTGAATGACGGCGTCACCACCTCGGTGGTAAATGCCTCGATCAAGTCCTGGGACGGCAACGCCGTGTTCGCGATGGCGCCGACGCTGGCGCGCGAGCCAAACCTCGACCAGATGCCGGCGGTGGATGGACTGATCGTCGACGAGGCGCACCACGCCGCTGCGCCGGGGTACCGACGAATCATCGAGCGGGTGTTGCAGCGAAATCCGCGCGCCGCGATCTTCGGCGTGACCGCCACCCCGAACCGCGCCGACGGCCAGGGGCTGCGCGACGTGTTCAGCAACGTCGCCGACCAGATCACCGTCGGCGAGCTGATCTCCTCCGGCCACCTGGTGCGTCCGCGCAGCTTCGTCGTGGATGTCGGCACCACCGACGACCTGTCTCGGGTGCGCAAAACCTCTAGCGACTTCGACATGACCGAGGTAGCCAAGGTCATGGACAAGACCGTCGTCACCGAAGCGGTCATCCGGCACTGGAAGGACAAGGCGGGCGATCGCAAGACCATCGTGTTCTGCTCGACCGTCGCGCACGCCGAACACGTCTGCGATGGATTCGTCCAAGCCGGCGTCAATGCGGTATTGATTCACGGTGAGTTGCCGGACGGCGAGCGCAAGGCGCGTCTGGCCGCCTACGAGCGTGGTGATGCGCAGGTTGTCGTCAACGTCGCCGTGCTCACCGAGGGCTACGACTACACGCCTACGTCCTGCATCGTCCTGCTGCGGCCATCGTCGCATCGTTCGACCCTGATCCAGATGATCGGGCGCGGACTGCGCGTGGTCGACCCGGCCGAATTCCCAGGCGTGATCAAGACCGACTGCATCGTGCTGGACTTCGGCACGGCGACTTTGCAACACGGCTCGCTGGAGCAGGACATCGATCTGGATGGAGTCGGTGGTGACGGCGACGCACCCACAAAGTCCTGCCCGCAGTGCGAGGCGCTCGTGCCGCTGGGCTGCCGTGAGTGCCCCTTGTGCGGTCACGTCTGGCCGCCGCGCGAGTCAAGCCCGGCCGACATGCTGACCGATTTCGGCATGACCGAAATCGATGTACTGCTGCACCGCTCCAACTTTCAGTGGTGCGATCTGCATGGCGACGGCGCCGCGCTGATGGCAACCGGCTTCAACGCCTGGGCCGGCGTGTTCTTCCTCGAAGGCCGCTGGCACGCAGTCGGCGGCGGCAACGGCCTGGCAACGGGAATGCTCGGCATCGGCGAGCGCTCAGTGTGTCTGGCACAGGCCGACGATTTCATCAACGGCCGCGAGTCCGCTGACGCCGCGCACAAGACGCGTCGCTGGCTGCAAGAAGCCCCGACGCCCAAGCAGCTCGCCTACTTGCCATCGGAGCTGCGCGCCGACATGAGCCTCACCCGCTACCAGGCCAGTGCGCTGTTGCAGTTCCGCTTCAACCGCTCGGACATCCGCCGGTTGGTGATGGCGGCGAACGACGCTCACCGGGAGGCCGCTTGAGATGCGCCGTCTGTTTCCGTCAGGCCCGCGGCTTCGGCTGGTGTCCGCCTCGCGCGTCGTTCTCGAACCGCCAGGTTTTTTGCTCGCGCCGTTGCCAAGAAGCGTTCTCCCGAATCATGGACAAGACGAGGAGCGAAATGATCGATAAATCCGAGATGGAGATCGCCGCACTGCGCGCCTGCCTCGCGCCGCTCGGCGAGTACGTCGGCTCCATCGGCATGCAGCGCCCCCTTGCCGACTACGGCAAGGACGAGGTGCTGACCTTGATCGAGGTCGTCGTCACCGCCTACCAAGAGCACATGATCGACCAGCACGAGCGCATGGCGGAGCAGGAGCGCGCGTTCCTCGAAGAGCGGCTCGCGCGCCGCGTCCGTGCGGAGTCCTGAGCATGCTCGACTTCAACTCCCACGATGTTTCGGCATGGATGTCCGGCCTGCTCGACAACGCAATGGAAGCGGCGGATGCCAAGGCGGTACCTCGCGCGTATCTCGGCGCATCGAGTCTGGGCGAGGCCTGCGCGCGACGGCTGCAGTTCCAGTATTTCGCCACGCCGCGTGATCCCGGCCAGCAGACGCCGGGTCGCATCCTGCGGGTGTTCCAGCGCGGGCACGACTTCGAAGACCTGATGGTGAAGTGGTTGCGCCTGGCAGGCTTCGATCTGCGCACGCGCAAACCCAGCGGCGAGCAGTACGGATTCTCGGCGGCAGACGGCCGGATCCAGGGACACACCGACGGCGTGATCGTCGCCGGGCCGGACAGCTTCGCGGTCCCAGCGCTCTGGGAGAACAAGGCGGTCGGCGCCAAAACCTTCCGCGAGCTGCAGACCAAGCGCCTGACTCTGAGCCGCCCGGTCTACGCCGCGCAGGTCGCTCTCTACCAAGCCTACATGGGCCTGCACGAACACCCAGCGCTGTTCACGGCTATCAACGCCGACACGATGGAGGTCTACGCCGAGCGCGTCGCCTTCGATGCCGCATTGGCGCAGCGGACTTCGGATCGCGCCGTCGAAATCCTGCGCGCCTGCGACGCGGGCGAGCTGCTGCCGCGCATCGCCGTCGAATCCTCTCATTACGAATGCCGCACGTGCCCCTGGGCCGTGCGCTGCTGGAGCCTACCTTGATGCACACCGCCGAATGGATGGATTTCAACGACGCCGACGACGCTGCAACTCCGACTACTGATCCCAACGTCCGCCGCGACGATATTCGCAACCGTCTCGTCGCAAGGATCGAGTCGGCACTGCAGATGCTTTTGCCTGCGGGCAAGACCCGCAAAGGCAAATTCTTCGTGGGCGACGTGCTCGGAAGTCCCGGCGACAGCCTTGAGGTGATTCTCGACGGCGACAAGGCCGGGCTATGGATTGACCGCGCCACCGGCGACGGCGGTGACGTATTCGCGTTGATCGCCGGGCATTATCACCTTGATGTCCAGCGTGACTTCGGCCGCGTCCTGGACGCCGCCGAAGATCTGGTGGGTCGCGCGCCTCCGATGCTGCCGAGGAAAGCACGCAAGAAGGAACCGGTCACCGATGAGCTGGGCCCTGCGACGGCCAAGTGGGACTACCTCTCCGCCGACAGCGAGCTGCTGGCCTGCGTGTATCGCTACGAGCCAGCAGGCCGCCGGAAGGAGTTCCGGCCGTGGGATGCCAAGCGTCGCAAAATGTCGCCACCCGATCCCCGTCCGCTCTACAACTTGCCTGGCATCAGCGGAGCCGAGCGGGTGGTGCTGGCCGAGGGCGAGAAATCAGCGGAAGCCCTTATCGAATTAGGTCTGTGCGGGACGACGGCCATGGGTGGTGCCGCCGCGCCTACCGAGAAAACTGACTGGTCGCCG